TAAACTGTTGCGCTTGCGCCTGAACCAGTTATATCTACAAAGATATTAGTTTCACAGACTCTTCCCATTGCTGGAACTGTAAAGCTTGTCGTACCCTTAGCTGCTACAGATAAACCTAAAATGGCTGTACCTGTTGCGCTCTGAGCATTATAAATATCTACTGTTGCATCAGCTGAAGCGCCTGCTTCTAATACTACAGCTAATAAACGCTGTCTATGTGCATTAGTTGTTTGACCATCAGTAGTTGCATCAGCAGTAAAATATGTTGATTTAGCGTCACCTTGAAATGTCATATTAACTCCTTTAAATGGGGAGACCGAAGCCTCCCCTAATTATTTATTATGCGTTGTTTATATTTTGAATATACTCAACTGTGACATAACCTGCTCCACTTGATCCTGCAGAAAAGTCAATATAAATTGGTAAGTCACTTGTGCCTATATCAGCCCAAGTATCACCATCAGTAATTGTACCTGCTGATCCATATTTAAATACATTAGCTGCTGTTCCAGCTGCTAAGGCAGAAAATAGTTCAGTTGATGCAGATGTAGTGCCCATAGAAATATTAGCTGCATCACATGCAGTTGTAATATTAACAATGATTTCAGTGATTTGGCTATTAGCTGGAATTACAATTCCAGTATCTGCAGCTGTAGTTGATTGACTCCAACTTGCACTTTGTGCCATTTTTACAAAACCAATATTTTTTACATTAGTTCCAACTGTTGTTCCAGTTGTATTTGATATCGTTCCCGCTTTAATCGGTCCCGAAAAAGTAGTTGTTCCCATAGTCTTACTCCTTGTTGTTCAGTCTGCTTTCGCAGTCTATGAGTTGTTAAAGGGGGCACCTTTTACAGTACCCCCGAAGTCGTTAGACTTAGCTTGGATTTGATCCATATACCGCACGCCAATCAGACCAACCGAAAGCATATCTTTCTCTTGATTTGTAACGAACGTTACCTGTTTCGAAATCGCCTTCCATTGCAGTTGATACTGGAGTTCTCATGAAGTGCTTCATACCGTTAGGTACGTCAGTTCTTAAGAACCAATGTTTAGCATTTGTAAATCTATGATTTACGAAGTATCCACCAGGAATCATTCCTTTAGATACAATTGCGTTCACATCGTTATCAGCAGTTCCAACTCTGTATGGAGATGCCATTAGTCTTTCCGCAACGAAAACAAGTTGTCTTGGAATGTGCAGAGTTTTTGCTTGTAGAGCAACAGGGATTCCCCTATCGTCTGTAAGTCCTGCAATTGCAATCAACGCGTCTTCTAATGAAGTTTCTGAAAGCTCAGAAGCTGTAGTAAAGCGGTTAGACTGAGTGCTACCGTCTTGTAGTGGGTGAGCAGTATTACATAAAGTAACACCATCGCCACCAGTATACGCAGCAGTAAATGCTCTATTGTATACGTTAGCACCTTTTGTTTGTTTAGCAGCAGCCATTGATCTAGCTAATGCTTTGGTTAATCTAGTAGACAATTTATCATACAAGTTGTCTTCCATAGCTTCCTCAGTAATTGCGAAAGCCATAGCAACAGTCTCGTTAGTATATCTTGCTACCCAACCTTCACCAGTATCTTCGTAGTTAACTGGTGCACCTTCAAATTTTACAGAAGCTTCTCCAAAACCTGGAAATAAAACTTCTTCTTCGAAGGCTCTATTTGATTTTTCCTCATCGAAAAGTACTGCTGCTTCATTCTCGTATCTGTTATATTCAGTTCCGAAAATGGCATGCAAGCCAGGTACTAATTCTTTAAGGAGTTGTGCTCTTGAAATAGCCATAACTTAATTTCCTCTCTTAATTATACCCCTGCATTGCCTGCGGCAATACCAAATTGATGGGTGTTAATTTTCACTAGAACGTCCATAGTAGTTCCAACTGCAGTGTAAGCTCCGTCAGGTGCTTCCGCACTACCCATAATGGATAGAGGGAAACCTGCGTTTCCTGTTGCTGCTGTGTTAGAGTCTGCTACCAGACCGCTTTTGTGAGTTGTTGTAGATCCCGTAGGTCCTGCTACAATTTGTACGTTGTGTCCAACTTTAGTTTCATCTATTGCTGTACCAACTTGGTCTGCTTGAATTTTAAACAGACAGTATGGGTCATCATAAACATAAGCTTTATATTTGCTCTTTGCCACTGTTCCGTTAGCAATTGAGCGTACAAATTTAACATCACCTGAGGAATTATCAACATATTCAGCTCCGTAGAATACACCAACTACAGCTCCTGGGGATGCACCAGCCATATCAGTGACTAATAGTCCTGCTGATAGTGTGCATAAGTCACCTTCAAAATAAGCTGAAGGTGCAGTAGCTGCAATTCTGTAACCGTTTCCGTCACTGAAGTTATTAGCACGAACTGTGCCCCCGTCAGCATTTCTAACTGGGTCTAATCCGTATCCTGCCATAATAATCTCCTTATTGCAAGTTGTTAATTTATACCAAAAAACTCTTAGAACCAGTTAATTAAAACTTATTCCTCGAACTTTGGTGATGGTTTTCCTCCTCCTCTAATTACAGAAGAAGTAGACTCATCGTGGGTTGGCATTGCCGAAGAGCCAGCATTTTGATATTCTTTCGAATATGCTTGACCCATTTTCTCGGTTTGTATATCGTAGTACGCTTGCTTCTCAGCTACAAATTCCTCAGTATTTTTCATGAGGATTAAGTCGCCTGCTCGCACCGTACCTGCGTGCTTACCAGAAGTCATTACGTCAGCATGATAGTCTATTCCGAGTTCATCGGGTTTAACTGGTTCATAGCCTTCGCGCAGTCTTTCGTGAACATTTGAATCATCTGGATTGTTCAACAATTCGTGTCTAACCCAAATATATTCCATGCCCTCTTGCTTAAGTTCCTCTGGAACGTCTAAACGTTTCGTTGGTTCCCAAGGCTTTTGTTTTCGAGTTGCCGAAGCCCGAGTTTTACGGCTGCTTTTTGTTGCTTGTGTCATTTCTAACCTCCCGCCTGTTGGCGTACTTTTTGGCGCGCATAATCTTGTAGACTTACTCCCAATCTATTTGCCATGTCAACTTCAGTCTTAGTTAACTTGACTTGGTTTTTGCCTGTAGCAGAGCGCGTTCCGCTTATAACTGTAGGAATCTTTTTAGTTCTTTTAGTTTTGAACCGTTCAGGAAATTCCTCTCTAATCCTTGAATCAAGTTCGTTATAGTATTCATCAGGACTATTGTTGGGAAGGATACCTTCATCAACAAGTTCTTTATGAATTACCATAGCTGCTTGAGTCATGATTCTATCTTTAGTAGAAGTGCTACCAAACCATTCATTTCTTTTTTGCCATTCTAGAGCCTTACGGTCTGGAGCTGGCGAAGTAGAAACTTCTTTAGCTTTTGGTTTAGCTTTACCTTTACGTTTGTCAGAATCGGATTCTGCTTTTATCTTATATTGTCGAGCTACTAAAGATTCTGCTTTAACAGATGCTAAAGCATCTTGTGCTTTTATTTCAGCATCTACATCACCAGATTCTTTTGCAGTTTTTAAAGCACTAAGAGATTGTTTCTCCTGACTTTTCAATCTATCAATATATTGATTTATTGCATGTAATTCTGAATCTTTGGATCGAGATTGTAATATATCTCTTTCAGAAGTCCACTCTTGCTCTCTTATTGAGAGTTCTTTAACTTTGGACTCTAATTCCTTTTTCTCTTTAACAAGACGCTTTATCCGTTTTTCAGCACGCTTGCCAAATACCTTCTTATCCTTAGATTCTGTATCTTCAGATTTTTCTACTTCCTCGTCTTCCTCATCATCGGCTTCGGATTTCTCTTCCACTTCTTCTTCGTCTTCTGATTCTGTAGTTTCTTCCGCTACAACTGGAGCCTCGGTAACAGGCTCTTCAGGCACTATGCCTTCAGATTTTTCTTCTTCAGGAAGTTCAACGACTATCTCCTCTTCGGATTCATCTATTTGTTCTTCTTGCTTTTCTTCGTCTATCATCTAGACCTCCTTCGGTTGCGATCCGCGTTATACGCTGATATAATATATTACACTATATGTAGCTTTATTACAAGTCTACTTAGCGGATATTTTGGCAGGATCTGGTATTAAAGCCAGTACTTCGTCATCATTTATTAACGAATATTCCTCTCCATCATATCTAAATTTGAGTCCTACATACTTTCCTGTAAGAACCCAATCTCCTTCTTTGCACCATATAGTGCTAGATTTCTCTAAACTTTTATAACATTCAGGTCCCATTGATATAACTTTAGAAACTACACATTTAAACTTAGCAGCTTCTTTAGATTCATCAGTTAGTATAATACCACCTGCTGTTTTGTTTTCTAATTCTCTTGGCTTTATTATAAGCCTATAACCCGTAGGTTGTGGTAAATCACTCATACGTCTCCTCTTTGAATAATTTTTTATATTCTTCATTAACTCTAGCTTTCATATCAGCTAAAGTATGAGATATTCCTAGCATGTATTTATAACTAGAAAAATCTTCTGCACCTGCACCTATGGTCATTTGCTCTGCATTAGCTTGCAAAGCTTCCTCTAATACTTTTAATAAGTTAGCCTTATATATTCTGGCATCCATGTCATCTCCTGTAAAAGGGGCATTGTTACATGCCCCCATTAATTTATTTAATATTTATTTGCCTAGCTTCTTTACCTTCAGGAACAATCCTTTTTAAAGAAACTTTCAATAGGCCGTCTTTTAACTCGGCATCTTTAACCTCTACATCATCTGCTATAGTAAAAGTTCTAGAGAAAAATCTTTTGGCGATACCTTGATGTAGTACGCCCTCCTCTCCTCTTTTAGGCGGTAAGCCTACTTTATCTCTTACGTTTTCAGATTTTATAGTCAGCTGATTTTCTGAGTAATCCACACGAATATCATCTTTACTATATCCTGCAAGTGCGACTTCAATGTCATACTTTTCAGGTCCAGTTTTAACTATATTGTATGGTGGGTAATTTACTACAGAGACATCACTATCAAACACTCTTTCAAAATGATCGAATACATCATCGAATCCTATTGAAATTGGTCTGAGTTGATTAAAAATAGATAATGCTTTATTCATATTAACCTCCTTTAAAAGCAAGATT